CAGGCACCGGCCCGGCGGCAGAGCTTCAATGATCGCCTTCGCTCGCAGCTTGAGCACGACGGAGTTGTCTGAACATGAGTTCCAACGTTGACTGGGCACGTTCCATTGCAACCACGATTGTCAACCATCTCCGCGAGGAGGAGGTTGCATCGCTTCGCAAGTACAAGGTATTCTCGCTCATCGAGGGTTCCGGCAACGTCCGGACCAACGAGGCTGGGCGCGGTTTCGACTGGGAAATCCAGTACAGAAATCACACCCCGTCTGGGAATAATGGTGAGACCCCTCGCTCGTTCGCTCGCCAGAATCTCTGGAAGCGTCTTGAGCTGGAGTACAGGGGTGCACAAGTCACCGACGCGATTTACAAGCGAGAGATGCTTGAGAACCGCTCGGCCTCCGCTCTTGTGAACGTGGCCGGGAAAATGGCTTCCCGACTGCTCACTTCGATGGAGCAGTACCTGGCGCGTGAATGGGTTCAGGACGGTTACGCCAGCGGAAATGAGCTTCGGTTCCACGGCCTGGAGTCATTCCTTGCTTCCAACGGAACCGTGAACATCGCTGACGGTACCCAGCGTACCGCCAACGCGCTCGATCCGTTTGGTTACCCGAACGACACCTACGCAGGTCTCTCGACCGTTCTTGGTGCGTACGGTGGCTCGCAGGCTTCCGGCAGCGTGTGGCCGAATGGCTACGCGGACCCTGAGTTCGACTTCTTCTCTCCTGTGATCGTGAACTACACCTCGTCTTACTTTGGCGGTACGACTTGGGGAGCGAACTGCACGCGGGCTCTTCGTGAGGCTATCCACCAGACTCGCCGCAACGACAGCAAGGAAGACCAGATCGACACGGTGTTCCTCGACCGTCGGTTGTTCATCGACTTCCTGAACACGCTGGATGCCAAGGAGCGGGTGATTATCAGCCGCACCAACGGCCTCCGGTCTTACGGGTTCACGGATGTGTTTGAGCTTGACGGCGTCGAGGTGTCTTCGGAGAACTCGGTTCCCGTGAATACCGGTTACGGGATGGCCATGGGCAACGTCGAGTTGCTCTGCATGGAAGGCCAGCTTCTGAACTCCGAGGGTCCGTTCTACGATGAAATTACGCAGCAGTTCCGCTACGTGGTTTCTTGCCTCGGAAACTTGAAGTTCAAGTCTCCGCGTAACTTCTTCAAGCTCCAGGCCCTTGCTTGATCTCAGCGATAATCTCTCACACAGGAATCTGCAAGCATGAGTATGTACGACGATCCGCCGTTCCCGCTCGGTCAGCTCGGCGGCTTCACCGGCCCGAGTGACGTTCTTGTCGCTTCGGGTGCTGCGGCTGGAAGCGATTGGTACGGAATTGTGAAGTTGTTTCCGGACACCAACCCGATTACCGGGCGACTGCGGAGCAACCGTGTCAAGAAGTGTCTTGCTGTCAAGAACTCGACTGGCATCACGCTCGCGGCCAAGCGTCTTGTGACGCTCAAGGCTGGCTCGCTGTTTGAGGTGGACGGCTACGGCTTCCGCACGGACGGCATCGTCAGCGGCGTAGTGGACGAGTATCTCACCGCCGGGGTGCCGGTGAACGAGGTGTTCTGGATCACCATCGAGGGTCCGACCGAGGTGGCGCTGGGCCTTGCCAGTCAAGCCGCGGCTGACACGGACCTTGTGGCCCTGACTTCGGCTGCCTCGACCGACGCTTCGACTGCTGGGCGTGCCCAGACCGCAAGCGTTACGACGGTTGCCCAACTTCGGTCGTGCTTCGGGCGTGCTCTCTCTGCGAGTGCCACGACCGCGGCTGACATCCTTGCCTCGGTGTTCTTCCAGCGGAGGTGATCTGTGCCCCTTTCTGACAACCTCTCCCGTGCGAATCTCATCATCGGGCTGGCCAGCCGCCAGCTTGGCGAGGATCTGCACGACTCGGTTCGCCACATGACGGGTGCCTCAAATGCTCTGACCGTTGGGTCTACGACCCTTCGGCTCGGAGTGTCTGGTGGCACGGTTGGATTCTTTGGTGCATCTGGATCAACTAGGGCGTCTTCGACCGGCGTGACGGATATCACCGGCCTCGTTACCGTCCTCCGCAACTACGGCCTGTTTTCGTAATACAGCCCCTTGACCAGGGGCTTTCGGGGGGGAGCCCCTGGTTGGGAAACCGGCCAGGGGCTTTTCTCTTTTCTGGAAAGTGACAAACATGCCAGAGCCTTCTGCGATTCAGAACCTCGACTTCCTCCGTCAGCTTTTGGAGCGTGCCAAGCAGGATCCGCAGTTCGTGGACATGCTTCGCCTTCGCATGCTTCAAGGGTCGGGGTCTGGCCTTGACTCTGTCGCACGCCAAAGGGGTGACCAATGATTAAAGCAATGTCGTCTTATTCTGGGTCGCAGCCATCGCAGGGCGGATCCTACCAGTCGGTTTACGGCAACCAGCAGCAACCGATTGAAGGGAACTCTGGCTTTACTCCATACCAGCCAAAGCCTGCTGCCGCTAAGCCGAAGTCCGCTCCCGGCGATGTGTACTCTGCAAGGAGAGCGTGGAAACAGTCGGGTAACCAGGGAGACTGGCGTGCCTACATGCCAAGTCAACAGGGCCTCGCAGGGCGCGAGTTTGCTCCGATGCCACTTCCGCCTCAAGCAGGAGGGCAAGGCGCCGCTCAGCCCAGCGGCCCGTACCGGTCTGTCTACCAACAGCCGCCCATGGACATGGGGGCTGCCTTGCCGTACGGGAACTCGCAGCCTCAGTACGCCCCGCAGCAGCAGCAAGGAGGGTTCAACGCGTCGTACGGCCAGCTTGGCGGCGGGTATGGATCCTCACCCAACTTCGGCCAGAGGGATGCGTTCATCAACAACATCAACGACACGATGGCTGGGTACCAAGCCAATCAGGGAACGTACCAAGGCAACGACACGCCTCCTGCGTCTTGGGGTCAAACTCCGCAGTTTAACTTCCCTGGGATGTGGCAGCAGGCTGGCAACATGGTCCAGAGCGGGTGGAAAAACCCGCTTCTCGGACTGATGGGGTAGATGCTATACTCCCGTCCACTCCCACCCCCCCCCAGGAGCAGGCGATGATCCAGAAGTTCAAGGTCGGTATCTGCACGTTCAGTTACGGCGGCAACGGCGGCATCTCCTCTGAGGTGCCTGACATCCGAGAGTGGATGATCCCTCTTGTGGCTGTCGCCCAGTCCGACCAACGGGTCGAGGCTATCCAGATTTGGAACCTGTCCGACACTCCAATCACGATGACTCGGAACCGTGCCGTCCTCCAGGCCAGGGAGCGAGGCTGCGACTTCCTTCTCATGGTGGACTCGGACATGAAGCCCGACCTCTATGACGGCTTGGATCCGCTGGCCAAGCAGTTCTTCCCGTCATCGTTTGACTTCCTTGTGAACCACTACCACAAGGGTCCGGCGTGCGTTGGTGCCCCGTACTGTGGCCCGCCGCCGAACGAGTGCGTGTACGTGTTCCGGTGGGCGAACTTCCAGAACGATCATCCCAACCCAGACTTCTCCCTGGAGATGTACGACCGGCACACCGCCGCCAAGATGGCTGGCATCCAGGAGTGTGCGGCACTTCCGACCGGTCTGCTTCTGTACGACATGCGGCTGTTCGAACTGACGGAGCCGAAGAAGGAAGGCGACAAGCCTTGGTTCTACTACGAGTGGAAGGACATCCACTGCACCGAGAAGGCTTCCACCGAGGATGTGACCAACACCCGTGACCTCTCTCTGGTGGGCACGCAGAAGCTTGGTTACAACCCGCTGTTCTGCAACTGGGACGCTTGGGCGGGCCACTGGAAGCCGAAGTGCGTTGGCAAGCCCACGCCCGTTGGTGCAAGCGAAGTAGCTTCCAAGCTGAAGGAATCCTGGGACTCTGGCTACGACGGCAACGTCAAGCTGATCGACATCCCTGCTCAAACCATCCCTGGCCTGGGAGAGGGAACCCCTGTCCGTCCTAGTGCTCTGTCGCTCATAAAGCCGAGCTTCGAAGGCATGGGCATGGACATTCCTCCCAATGACGCGGATGCCCTTCGGTCAATGATCGAGAGGTTTTGCAAGGAATACGAACGAGCCCCTCGCGTGCTTGAGGTCGGTTCGTGGGCTGGTCGGTCTGCCATCATCATGGCCGAATCCGGTGCGGCATGTGTCGAGTGCGTTGACACTTGGGAAGGCTCGCTGAACGACAACGGCACTTCCAAGTACGACGGTTCTCGCGGCGCTCCCATGGAAGTGTTCTTTGCAAACACGGCCATTTACCGCCGAGAGGGCCGCATCTCTTGGCTCAATGGGCAGTCCCCTGACATTGCCGAGCGGTACAACGATGGAGAGTACGACATCGTCTACCTGGACGCCGAGCACGACTACGAGTCCGTGAAGGCCGATATCGCTGCGTGGCGTCGAGTGGCTTCGGTGTGGATTGCTGGGCACGACTACCACTCGTTTGAGGGTGTCCGCAAGGCAGTTGCCGATTCTTCCCTGGTCCCTGAGGTTCAAGGCAATGTCTGGCGGGCCGTCCTCTGAACCGCGTCGGGCGTGCCTGACCTGTGGGAAAACCCATGCCCTTGTGCCCAAGTTCTGGCACAAGGCCAAGGATGGATTCCACGCCCACTGCAAGAAGTGCCGCAATGCGGGCATCAAGAAAAAGCGTTCTGCAAAGCGGAACGAAAAGCTTGACGAGATAGAGAAGGGTGCCGTCGATCTCTTTTTGGCCTCGGCCAGGATCGGAGGAGCAAACATCCCTCACTCGGCTGAGCTGCTTGAAGTCCTCATGCGGTACTTCGGCGGTGCGGGCGGGTTTGCCAACGCCTACATGAAGCAGTTCTTCGACGCTCCGTCTGGAGGGGCGTTCAGAACAAAGATGCTGGACACCGTAGTCCGTCTTGTCCAGGCCAACACGGCCATGGGCGGGGCGCAGAAACCACTTGAGTTCTGGACTGAAGAGGAACTACAGGCCGAGCTTCGGAACAAACTTGTGCTTGCAGCCCAGGGGATGAAGCTCATTGATGTCACCTCCGAACCAGCCGTTCCGGTCGAGGTGAAGAACGAGGCCACTGCATGAAGAAGCATCCGCCAATCCCGCCTCCTCCTGAACCGGAACCTGCTGACAGCGGCGTGACCCAGCACGCCATGTCCCAGTTGCGTGACCTCCAGGCAGAGATTGCCAATCGGCAAATCGAGGCTTTGAGGATGTACGAACCGATGGCAAAGCAGGAAGAGTTCCACAAGAGCATGGCTTCGGAGCGGATTGTCATTGGTGGCAACCGATCCGGCAAGTCCCTGTCCACGTTTGTTGAAGACGCCAGGGCTGTGACCGGCCAGGATCCCTACAACAAGTACCCCAAAGAGAACGGCAACCTTGCCATCATTGGAAAGAATTGGGCTCACATCGGTCTGGTTGTCTATCCGATGCTCTTCCGGGCCGGTGCCTTCAAGATGATTCGTGATGAGGTGACCAAGGCGTGGCGAGCCTATCGTCCAGCCACCGACTCGCACAGGCTCTTGCAGACGAAGCCAGCCCCGCCTTTAATACCGCCTCGCCTTATTAAAGACATCGCCTGGATCCAGAAGAACGCCGGGTACATCAACACTGTCGAGCTGACCAACGGATGGCGTATTTTCGTGTTCTCAAGCGAGGGCGAGCCGCCCCAAGGCTTTCAAGCTGACCTCGTTCACATTGACGAGGACATCAACAACGAGCGGTTCGTTGGGGAAATGCAGGCCAGACTCTCTGACCGAAAGGGGCGGTTCGTATGGAGTGCCATGCCGCACTCAAAGAACGACGCACTCCTTGGGCTGTGCGAGCGTGCGGACCGAGGTGCCAACGATCCGGACTGCATCATCAAGCGGTTCACTCTTCGGTTCCTTGACAACGACCACATTGACAACGACGAAAAGCGAAAGAACGTCGAGCGTTGGTCTGACCATGGTGCCGAAGAACTTCGAATGCGTGCAGAGGGGGAGTTCACGCACGAATCCAACATGATGTACCCGACGTTCAATACGAGCGTCCATGTGGTCACGCGCGAAGATCTCCCTGCCATCCCAGACAACTGGACACGGTATGTGGCCATTGACCCTGGGCACACAGTCATGGCGGCATTGTTTGCTGCCGTGCCGCCCGACGAGAAGTACGTTCTGATCTACGACGAGCTTTACATCCGCGACTGCAACGCACTGATCTTTGGCGAGCACTTTGCGAAGAAGGCAGAAGCCCAGTCTTTCTGGTCGTTCATCATCGACATGCACGGCGGTCGGTTGAGGGATATTGGAAGTGGCCGTTTGCCGCACGAACTGTACTCTGAGGAGCTTGCCAAGCGAGGGATCCGCTCCAGAGTCACTGGCCACACATTCATCCCTGGGTCCGATGACATCCAGGCCAGAACTGCCATGGTTCGCCAGATGCTCCATATTCGCGGAGACGGGAACACTAAGCTCAAGTTCTGGGAAGGCTCCTGTCCAAACTTGTTCAAGGAACTCAAGCGGTATCGCAAGAAGACCACGATCATCAACGGCGTTCCGTACGCCACCGACGAACCGCAGACGAGGGGCGAGGTACACGCCTGTCAGGTGTTAGAGTATATGTGTGCGTACGAACCAAAGTACCACGCACCCCCCAAGGTGTACGGCGTTAGAACGTGGATTGACAAATATCTCATGGACAAGGCGAAGCGGAAGGGCGACCCTTCTGGATCATGCATTGTCCTAGGGCCAATAGGAAAAAAGCCATGAGCGAAGATTCCAAGACCTACAAGATGCCCCCGGCTGAGATTGGCGAATGGGTTCTGTTCCGCCCACACCAGGACGCCGATGCCATCCCTGCCATGGTGACCAAGGTCTCGTCTCGGACCCTGACGGTCTGGGCTCTTTCCCCTGGGTTTGGCGGGATCGACAGGTTTTCTGTTCACCACCAGAGCGACCCAGGTCTCCAGGAGTTCCCGGAGTGGAAAGTCACCGGAACCTGGGAGCACCGCCGTTCGCAGCACGCAATCCTGGCTGAAAAGCTGTCAGCCCTGGAACGCAAGGTGGCTGAACTTGAGGGCCGCAGTCGCAAGTAGGGCATTTACCACTAGGAGTCCTACATGCAAGACAATCCCCTTCGGGCAATTTCCGCTTCCTGGCTGAAGCTTTTGAAGCAGGCCAAGGACCACAAGAAGCCGTTCAGCGATGACGCATGGGAAGCCATGCAGTTCTTCTGCGGCGACCCGAACTTCATGTGGGAGAACTCCTACGCCCGAGGGGAGCGTGGGTATAACAAGGGCATTGAGGCACCGCCCTTCCGGATGCAGGTCAACCGCGTCTGGGAGGCGGTGCGGCTCTTTGCCGCTGTCATTCACCACCGGAACCCTACCCGCACGGTTACCCCCAGAAAGTACCCGTCCGTTGAGCCGGTCATGCTGGGCATCGTCCCCCAGCAACCGCAGCCGATGATGGGTCCGCAGGGGCCTGTGATCGGTCAAGACGGTCAGCCTGTCATGCTTCCTGACCAGGGCATGATGGCGTACCAGCAGATGCTCCAGCAGCAGGAGTTCTTCCTGAAGAAGCGTGAGGTAGTCTCCAAGCTTCTTGAGGACTATCTCAACTACACCCCCGTCGAGCTGAACACCAAGACCCACAGTCGCAAGGTTGTTGAGGAGGCGTTCATCAAGGGAGTTGGGGTCTGGTGGCATGAGATGTACGCCCCCGAGGGGTCAAGCGTGCAGATGGCTGGGTCGTTCTACGACACCTTTGACAACCTCGTCTGGGATCCTGACGCTGACGATTACCAGGACATTCGATGGGCTGCCCGCCGTCGATGCCAGCCGGTGGATGAAGTCGCCGCAAAGTTTGGTTTGTCGAGAGAGCAACTCAAGGGTCATCTGGAAAGCTATGCCTCGCGTGCTGGAGAAGGCGAGCGCGGCCATGAGTTCAAGAAGAAGACTGGCAAGACGAACGACCTCATCGTGTACTGGGAGATCTACTCCAAGACCGGGTTCGGGGATCGCCTGAAGGGTGCGGAGATCAACGAAAAGCTCAAGGGGTCGTTCGACTCTGTGGGCAAGAATTGCTACATCGTCGTGGCCGAGGGCGTGGACTTCCCTCTCAATATCCCGCCGTCGATGATGGACGAGCCGATGGAAGAGCCTATGGACGATGGGATGGCTGGGCTTGGCGGCGCACCACAGCAGACAGTGGTCCCCGAGAAGCTGTTCATGGCAGCTCAGTGGCCTGTCCCATTCTGGGTAGAGCCGCAGGGATGGCCGTTCACGCTGTACCCGCTCCACTGGAAGCCTGGGTATTCGTACCCAATCTCCATGATCCGCCCTGGCATTGGCGAGCTTCGGTTCATCAACTGGGCGATGAGCTGCCTTGCAACCAAGATCTCCATCTCGTCCAAGACCTTGATCGGCGTGGCCAAGGCCGCTGACCCTGAACTCAAGGAAAAGATTCTCAGCACATCCGAGAACGGATTCAACGTCGTGGAGATTTCCGAAGCCATTGGCCGGAACGTCAACGACGTTATCTCCGTCTTCCAGATGCCTCAAGTCACCCAGGATATGTGGCACATCATCGCGGAAGTGACTGCGATGTTTGACCGGCGAGTAGGTCTGACGGAACTCGTTTACGGAATGACGAGGAACCAGTTCAGAAGTGCTGCTGAGGCGAACGTGAAAGCGGAACAGATTAGCGTTCGTCCTGATGATTACGCTAATATCCTCGAGGACGCTTTGTCTGAGTGCGCCCGCAAAGAGGCTCTGCTTGCCCGTTGGTTTGTTCGGCCTGAGGACATTGCCCCGCTCATGGGGCCAATGGCGGCACAGGCTTGGCAGATGCACGTGCGGAACCAAGATCCGGAGCAGATCGTCCGCGAGTACGACTACCGCATTGAGGCTGGATCGGCACGCAAGCCGAACATTGCTACACGCGTTGAGAACATCAACAACGCCATGCAGATCCTCATGCCGGTGGCCCAGGGGATGCTCCAAGCTGGCCAGCCCAACCTGTTCAACGCCCTCGTCACCGACTGGGGCAAGGCCCTACAGGTCGATGTGACCAAGTACATGATTGACCCACCGCCTCCACCTCCGCCGCCAGGACCACCTCCAGGCCCGCCTCTTGGGCCACCACCCCAGGAAGGGCCTCCCAATGGACAGCGCTGACCACATCCGCAAGCTGCTCAAGGACAGAGGTGCCTGGAGCCGCAAAGAGGGGAAAGATCCTGAGGGTGGCCTGAACGCCAAAGGGCGTGCCTCCTACAACCGAGAGCATGGAGCTGACCTGAAGCCGCCACAGCCCGAAGGCGGGCCACGGAGAGATTCCTTCTGTGCTCGCATGGAGGGGATGAAGAAGAAGCTGACCAGCAAAGAAACTGCCAACGATCCCGACAGCCGAATCAACAAGTCGCTCCGAAAGTGGAAGTGTTGACAACTGTCAACTCAAAGGACATCCAGATGAGATCCGAAGCTATCGACCTTCCGTACGAAATCGCATGTGCCAATTCCTCTGCCCAAGCACACTACCGGCAGATGATCCGTGACGGCCAGGGTGAGCGATTCGCCATCATGTGCTCCCTCCAGGTTGCCCCAGGCACCAAGGGATCGGATCGTGCGTTCATGGAGGGGCGGCTCAACAATCAGCAGCTCGATGACATGCCTGTCAACCAAGCCCAGTACATCGCCCGTGAGGCCAGAGGGGCAGGCATCTCCATCGAGGGGAAGTATTACGTCGGTGGTCTGGCTGACGGGCGAGGCTGGCGGGACCCGGAAGCGTGGGTGTCATCCAGTGACGAGATCCTCAAGGTCGCCAAGAAACGGCGTCGGATGGTGCAGGGGAACGTCAGTTACGACCCTGGCCCCCAGGCTCCAGAGCGAAAGGCGATGAGCGAGAGGCTCATCAAGGAGTACGTCGCCAAGGAACGCAAGACGGACAAGAAGACTTCAGCCGCTGATCTTCGGGCGAAGGTTGTTGAGAAGCACGCCTACAAAGCCAAGGGTCGATGAGCAACTACCGATACTTCCAAATGAAGCGGGATGACGAATCCGAGTGGGTTCGGAAAAATCCCATTCTTCAGCCTGGGGAGCCGGGGTTCTCAAGGGACACTAATACTATGAAGGTTGGGGACGGCATTCTGCGGTGGACTGAACTTCCTAGAGCGCTGGGTTCTGCTGGTGCCATTGCCGTGATTACAGAGGGTGTCACCACTCCGCTGGTGATTAACGTCCAATGACTGCAATTACAACATTTCAAACCCGCGTGGTGATTGATCACATCCGCGGAACATCGTCAGGGCTTGCCGCTGCCAACCCGACGGTTGGCTATGGTGTTTTTGTCGTAGAGACAGACGCCAACCGCGGCAAGTTTGGTGATGGCCTTACGGCATACAACGACCTTCCATACTTTGCCGGTTCGGCCACATGGTCCTCGCTGACAGGGAAGCCGTTCTCATCCATTGGATCGGGTTTGTCTGTGGTCGCTGGGGTTCTGTCTGCCAACGGTTTGACGAGCGTTTCGTGGAGTGATGTCACTGGCAAGCCTACTTTTGCCACGGTCGCAACAAGCGGTGCCTACGCGGACTTGTCAGGACTTCCGACAATTCCATCTGCTTACACCCTCCCGGTCTCCACAGCCAGCGTCCTAGGCGGAGTCAAGCAGGGAGCAAACGTCTCAATTGACGGATCTGGTGTGATCTCCGTTGCCGCTCCGGTCACAAGCCTTGCTTGGACTTCGATCACTGGAAAGCCATCCTTTTCCAGCGTGGCTACCAGCGGCCTGTATTCAGATCTGTCTGGTGTGCCTGCGACTTTCCCGCCTTCCGCCCACAGCCATGCGATTGCAGACACAACCGGCCTACAAACGGCTTTGGACGCAAAGGCACCGCTAGCAAGCCCTGCGTTTACCGGAACCGTCTCGGGCGTCACGAAGGCAATGGTTGGCCTTGGAAGCGTTGACAACACATCTGACGCCTCTAAGCCAGTCTCTACGGCTCAGGCGGCTGCCAACGCCGCCGTGCAAGCCTACGCGATTCAGCGGTCGAACCACACCGGCACGCAGGCGGTTGGGACGATCACCGGGCTGGGAGGTGCTGCAACGCTCTCCGTAGGCACGACGGCGGGCACGGTGGCTGCTGGCGATGACAGCCGGATCACAGGGGCACTCAGCACCGCGACGGCGACCACGACCTATCAGCCACTCGACGCCGATCTGACCTCCATTGCGGCGCTGAGCACAACGACGTTTGGCCGGTCGCTGCTGACTCAGGCCGACGCTGCGACCGCCCGCACGACGATTGGCCTGGGCACGCTTGCCACGCAGTCCGGCACTTTCAGCGGTACATCGAGCGGCACGAACACTGGCGACCAGACGGCCACGACCGTTTCTGTGGCCGGTGGCTACACATCGTTCACGCCAGCCTCGCTGAACGTCGAGTCTGCGCTTTCGGCTATCAGCGGAGCGCTCGAAAACAAGGCCGATTCCAGCCCGGCGACGACAGTAAATCTGGGTCCGATCCGAGTTGGCACGGGGCTTGGCATTGCCAGCGGCACCCTGTCGGTGAGCTACGGGACCGGATCGGCTACCGCATGCGTTGGCAACGACGCGCGGCTCTCCGACGCGAGGACGCCGACCGCTCATACTCAGGCGTTTTCCACGATCACGGCCACACCGACAACGCTTACCGGCTACGGGATCACAGACGCGGCATCATCGACGCACACCCACGGCAACCTGACCAACGCCGGTGCGATTGGATCCACCAGCGGCCAGATCGTCGTGACCACGACGAGCGGAGTGCTCACGACAGCCGCGACAATTGCGGCTTCTGCGGTCAGCGGCCTCGCTGCCGTTGCGACCAGCGGCGCGTATGCCGATCTGAGCGGCAAGCCGACGATCCCGAACATCACCAGCGGCACAGCCGCCCCGTCCGGCGGGAGTTCCGGGGATATCTACTTGAGGTACTCCTGATGCTCCAAAAGCTTGCCGCCAAGATTGCAGAACCGCAGTATGCCGGGCTCACCGATCAAGCCTTGGCCGACGCGGTCAATGCCATCCGCGTCTCAGTTCGCCGCCCTGTGCCGACCTGGCTCGTCCGGCAGACCGCTATCGAGGGCGGCTACTGGCCCGCGCTCGTTGAAGCTCGGGAGTCCACCACGCCAGCCGTTCGCGCTTTGGCGATTACCGTCCTCGCGTGGGTGGACGACCAGAGCGGGACGATTCAATCGGTGGACATGGATCGGCCAGCGGTGGTCGGGATGCGGGCCGCGCTCGTCCAGGCTGGGATCTGCTCGCAGGCCCAGGCCGATGCGCTCTCGGCGTTGGCGGATCAGTCGATCCCTTGGACGGAATCGGTGGGGCTCGGAGAGATCGGCATCGGCATGATCGTTAACGCGCGGAGAATCGCAAATGGCTGATCTGAAACTGAGCTACGGAACCGCG